CAACTTAGGAGCGTTCGATGAACACACAAGCCTTGAAACAAGTACGCAGCCTGTTCTGCGTTGACGGAGTGCCAGTTAGCACACAGCGACACAATTGCCGCCAGTGGGTTAGGTCAATTCGTTTCCTTGGAGACAAATGGCTGTTGGCAAAGAAAGTGTGCAAGCAATGACCGAAAACGATCTGTACGCGATGGGCATGGAAAGCCCGACAGCTTGGGCAAAGATGGAAGAACTTTGCAAAGCGTTTAACATCCCATACCCACCACAATTTAAGGAATCAAAATGAATGTCTACCAAAAACTCAACATGGCTCGTAGCGAGTTTCACAAGATTGAGTTGAAGAAATCAGGCCACAACAAGTTTGCTGGTTACAAATACTTTGAACTGGCAGACTTTGTTGTCCCGGCTCTTGAAGTGTTTAGTCGTGTGCGTCTTGTCAGCGTCATCAGCTTTTGCCACGATGTTGCCACAATGACCATCATTAACATTGACGAGCCATCAGAGACAATCGTTATCACAAGCCCAATGTCTGAAGCCAATCTGAAGGGCTGTCACGCTGTTCAGAACCTTGGTGCTGTTCAGACATACTTGCGCCGATATTTGTGGGTTGCGGCCTTGGAAATCATTGAGCATGATGCTATTGATTCATCCAAGCCAGTTGAAGAAAAGAAGGTAATCATCACTCCAGCACAAGGCATTGCAGACAGCTTGCCAGCGGAGGAAATGGAATATCTAAAGGAATTAGCGGAAGATTTGACCGCTAATGTGTCCGAGGGCGATCCTAAGAAGGCTTTGGCAAGGCTTGAAGGGGAGAACCTAGAGGCAGATCAAAAAGTAGCGTTGTGGACGCTGTTAGACAGCAAAACGCGCAGTGCAATTAAGAAAGCAAAGGAATAATCATGCAATACGACAACAGCAATCGAGGTGCTATCTTCAAGAATGATGATAAGCAACAAGACAACCATCCCGACTATAAAGGTAGCCTCAATGTCAATGGCGTTGACTTGTGGGTATCAGGATGGCTTAAAACGAGCGAGAAGACGGGTAAAAAGTTTTTGAGCCTGTCAGTCAAGCCCAAGGACTCAGCGCCCGTTAAAAAGGCTTCTAAGCCTTCTAGCGGGTTTGATGACATGGATGACGCGCCATTTTGATTAACGGGGCTGAAAGCGGATGCTGTTAGATAACGCCCAGCCAAGTGATTTAGTTCATGCGGTGCGGCCCTGACAGACGTAGCGAGTAAGCCCCACCTACAAGGAAGAAAATGAGTTACGCACAAACTGAAATGAAGGTCGTTCAATGGGGTGAGGCTAGAGGGATTGTTCAGAACAGCAACCCTAAAGCACAAGCCAAGAAGACCCAAGAAGAACTACAAGAGTTGTTTGACGCGATTGAAGCAAACGACAGAGAAGCCATGATTGACGCATACGGCGATATTCTCGTTACCCTTGTCATGGGTTGCGCCACTGCTGATCTTGACCTTGTGACTTGTTTTAATCACGCCTATGACCAGATTAAAGACCGCAAGGGCTATCTGACACCAGAAGGCATCTTTGTTAAGGAGGCGTGATGATTACAGAAATCCTTCAAGAACGAGGCAAGCGTTATGGCAAGTTTAAAGACCATGCGTTAATCGCTCAGAGACTGAAGTATGTTGTCCATGATGCGATAAGCGTTCGTTGCGCTGAGTTTGAAGACGATCAAACAGAAGCCTTAGATATGATTTGCCACAAGATTGCTCGTATTCTTAATGGCGATCCAAACTATGCTGACAGTTGGATTGACATTGCTGGATATGCTCAACTGGTTGCAGACAGACTACAAGGTAATGAACGATGATGCCGTTTGACATTACGCGATGCGATCCAGAACACCCGGATCACTATTGTAATAATTGCAAGCTGTATATCAATCACCCAAAACAAACAATGGGGCCAAGAACACCTGTCGTGTTAGTTGAGACAAGTGCTTCTGAGGCTTGTTGTTATGTGCCGATTAGCCGCCTAGAACTGCCAAGGCATGGTTAGTGTGCTTGATACGGTCATCAAGACCGATAGTCCCGCCATTGATCTTCTTGGTCAGTGCTGTGTGATTCAATACTTCAGCCAAAGCATTTAATCGCTGTGTGTTCCAAAAGAAGCCAGCGGTTAGTGCTGCGTACTGAGGCGTAGCAACAAGATCAGGCTGCATCACAAAATCAACCCCCAAAGCCTTGCCAGCATGAAAGTAGTTAGCTGATCCTGTCAATTGGATACAGCCACGACCACGGAAGCGATAACCGTCACCAGAGGCTTCATCTCGGTTTCCCATTCGGTTGGCATAGACAGAGTTAGCAATCTTCTTAGGATTACGCTCGTACTGTTTAGCAAACTCAAGAGTAGGAAACCGTTTGGGCCACAGCTTCATCAGGGTTTCAGCACGATAGTTCAGGTTTTCTTCCAGCATCTTGAAGTGACCACATTCGTGACCACACTGCCCGATAAATGCGGCTTGCTGACGGGGCGTAGCAATATCAAAACGCTTGAATGTTTCGTTCAGCGGATCAACCCACTTAGAGTCAATATGCAATGCCTTGAGTTGTTCAGCGTTGACCATTTACGATTTCCCTCATTTCGTTGTAGGAGTCGATACAGGCGTTGAGTTGGTTGATTGCCTTGTCTCCGTCTGCGGCGATTTGGGCAATGAGTTGGAGGGTTTCTCGCTCGGAGTCAGAAGGTTGATTAACCTGTTCGTCAGGTTTGGCTCTTTCTTCTGCGCTATTTCCGGCGGCAACGGGGGTACTTGCGGGGGCTTGTACACAACTTGTGGTCGGGAGCCGCATCCTGCCAGTAGCAATGAGGCGATTAATATCAGTTTGTTTTTTGTTGACAACATCGTTAGCCTTTCTTAATTCTTCATCTTTCTGATTGACAGCAAGAACCATCTCTTGCTCTTTGGCGCGAGATTCCTCATTCTTCTTAGCAATCTCTACTTGCATCTCAGCATCGCGCTGTGTCCAGCCTTTGTGATGGCCTGTGAAGTAGGTAGAGACAACAAGGATTGCCGCGCCACCGATAACCCAAGAAAGTGGTATGCCAAACATCATTTGTCCTCAAGTCGTGCGGCGGCAATTACTTGGCGCTCGTCATCATCTTCAAGATGATCTGGCGGTGTTGTAGGTGGTGGGCCGGGAGTCCATGATTCATCCAACTCAGGGTTTTTAAATCCCATCCAGTTGAAGTCAGGAAGGCTTGACTGGTTGGTCGGGTTTTGCGGCTGTGGCGCAGGAACCGCAGCCGCTGGTGGCTTTGGGGAGAATGTTTGCGTTGCCGCCCCCACTGCTCGTTTACCCACAACCCCACCGATACCACCAACAATCAACAGAACAATGTCGTTCAGCATCTTTGTATAGGCTTGGTCAATCGGAGCCATTGCCTTTATCGGTTGCGTAACAAACGTTACCGAATACAGCAATGCAAAGACAATGAATGTCAGAATGATCGTAATCATGATGACTACGAAACCCCATATCCTGACCTCAATTTCTTCAGCGGACAGGTGTTGGCTCTGAGGCTGGTCTGGTTTGCTCAATTTGCTTCTCCAAAATGGGTGCGACAAGATACTCGGGGCAGGTCTGCGTGAACTGGCAGCGTGGCTTCTGACATTGCTCTTTGTAGAAGTTGTCAGGGTTTTGGCAGAAATAGCGGTACTGGTCTTCACAAGCAGTAAGAACCAAACACAGCATTAAGATTTTCAGGACTTTCATTGGCCTCCAAATGGGATGTTGGACTTTATGAACTCAATGATGGACTGGGAGTCCTCAACCGGCAAGACATAGAGGATGTCCAGCAAGTGGTGAGCGATGATGGCTCCACAGCAGAACTGGAGAAACCTGTCAAACCCAAGTTTCCAGTCTGTGCCAACGTCAAACCACTTGAGAAGTTTCCACACATCTCAACACCCGTACTTGCGACAGAAAGAGAACAACTCCCAACCACCCCACATCAGGATGACGAAGATCACAACAGACAGGATAACGGCGATCGCTGTTTCAAGGTCTTCCTGATCCTTTTGCTTCTTGCGCCGAGCGTCTTCCTTGGCCTTTCCAGCAGCCTTGGCAGCCTCGGCCTCCATCACTGTGGCGCGAGCCTTGATCTTCTGCCACACGTCCATCTTGTTGGCGTTCCAGAACAATCGTTTCAGGTCTTCTTCAAACTCTTTTTGTGAGTCAATGGCAAGCTCAATCTCCAGAGCCTTGCCCATGGACGAGCCGCCAAACGTCCCTGCTTTAGCAGCTTCAGCAGACGCAATAGCATTAGCCTTCGCATCAAAATACTTGCCAAGCATTGGAGCCAGAGACTCCACACTCTGCGCTGTAGCACTGGCCTTTTTGACCAGAGACACCGCCTTATTAACCGCGTCGAGCGCGGCTTCTGGATCAAGCAGCATACCAATCATCTAAGCACCCACTGAAGAATCGGCATAATTGAAAAAGCAGCCCAAATACACAAACAAGAAACAAGGGCAGCAGCTACGAAAGCTATTGCCCAATCTTTCATGATTTGTCTGCCTTACCGTCTAACTTATCAAAGATTTGTCGCAGAATGTCTTTGACTTCTTTAATGTCAGCGCGATAGTCATCCTTGGTCACATAGTCGTGAGGCAGTTGCTTTTCAAGTGCGCTCAGATTGTCTTCAAGGCGTTGCAAGCGTTGCATGACTTGATAGAACACGAATACAGCAAGAAACCCTGCAACCGATACGACAAGGTTAAAGAGTTGTTGGTTATCCATTGCTTACCTCGTCTGCTGGCAGTGGAGTGTTCCCGGCCGCAAGCCACTTCTTGTATTCAGCGAAATCAGTGTTCGCGTCATCAAAAGGAATGAAAGCGTTGTCAGCAATGCGTTTAATACACTGCGCGGGTTGGCCTGTTAGGGTGTCGTTAATTTGTTGGTACATGGTTCACCTCATTCAGATTTGCAAAGTCGCCAAACAGTTCTTTGGCTTTCTCGTTGTACGCACGGGCGGCATCGACAGCGTTGGCGAACAGACCCAAGTGCATTGTCTTGCCATTGATTGTGATGCGTGAGCGCCACTTGTCTCGGAACTGCATGACACCTTTGTACGGGCTTCGTGCTGTTGTCTGATGCCGCTGCTTCATAATGTTCTGCTGATGCGTACACGCTTGCAGGTTTTCTCTGCGACAGTCCAACGCGTCACCGTTGATGTGGTCAATCACGCCGTTTAACGAAAGCCCCATACGCTCGGCAACAAGGCGATGAAGAAGAACCTGCTTGCCACCAATAGAAGCCTTGGCGTATGTGATGTGCTTAGACGCAAGCGCCGTCCAGTTGTGCTGGAGTAGGTCTTTGTCTTGTTGGCTTAGTTGGATGTTCATAGTTCTGCTGCTGCACTAACGGGAATATAAGCCGATGCGGATTGCCAATTAGCTAGTGCGCTTGTTGTGTTGTCGTACCGACCAGCAGTAGTAAAAGATTCTGTGAAAGAACCTCCGCTTAGTGTAGTAAGACCTGAAGCGTCACCAGTGCCTGTCAGTGCAAAAGTCGGGGCGGCTCGCATTTGAACTGGAAGCTGAAAACGGAGTCGTCCTGTACCGCCCCAGTAATTTATCGACCCTGAAGCAATAAATGCTTGAAAATAACGGCTACACATGATCAATTCACGCCCATAATCCCTGCGCTCAAACGGTGAAGCAACACTACCAGCTTCAAGCTGTACGCCTGTGATGTAGAAGGTGGCTCCGGATGTGCCGACTACGGAAACAGCGCCAGTAACCGAGCGATATAGTGTACTACCCCATGACCCAGTGGAGCCGCTTACAGATGACCCTGCACCAAGCGCAAAAGCCAGCACAAATGAAGCTACGTTGCCTGTTGGCCATGTGCCAGTTGTGTCACCAGCAATCGTTACCGTCTTTTGCTCCCATGTGTTTGCAGCCGCAATCGAATATGAAAACTGATAGCTACGGTCACCGTTAGCATTTGAAAGAACGCCACCGAAAGTTCCAGTGAGTGATGATCTTGCCCAGAATGAAATTGTTACAGGCTGCGCTGAAGACGTTCCCCAGCCAAGGTCAGACACGTTGTACCCTTCAATAAGCTGGCGAACCTGAAAGAAATCAGTTGAGCCAACAGAGAAAGCACTAAGCGAAGTGACCAGCAGAGAATTGATAAATCCAGCAGGTGCTACCGAGCTTTTGGTTACGGAATATTTGCTGGATTGAGTCAAACGAACTTGATAACGATCAAGCGTATAAGCTGAGTCAGCAGGAGTCACACTCGCACCAGCGTTCCTCTGGTCAATCCGCATATCACCGTTGATGATGCGGTTACGAAAGCCAAGCGATGTGTCAGCGATGCTGCCCAGGCTGGCCAGTGATGCAGTTTTTCCCATGATTAGTTTCCTTCCAGTGCTGCGACTCGGGCTGTCAAAGCGGTGATGATGGCTTGCTGTTCTTGGATGGCTGCTGTCAGAGTGGCAACTAAGAAGCTGGTGTCGATGCCTTGGTACTGAGGGTTGCCATCAGCGTCCACAGCGTCTTTCTCACCAACAACACATTCAGGAACGATGGCTTGAAGCTCATGGGCAATGAAGCCTTGGCTATCGCTGTTATCTACGTTCCACTTGTAGGTGACGGGCTTGAGTGCAGCGACTTTGGCAAGCGCACCAGTCATGGGTTGGATGTCGTGCTTTAAGCGGTAGTCGGAGGTTGTGTTATAAGCAGTCGTAGTTCCAGAACTAGAAATGTATCCAGTTTCTGTGTTTACATACTTAAACGCAATGTACGTAGTGGCCGCAGTTGTTCCTGTAGTGTTGCGGATTTGCATACCCCAGCTGGAAGCGCGGTCATAAGACACTTCGACTTTGCCAGCACCGTTAAGAGCTGTCTGTCCCACCAGCAAGTTACCGCTGGAGTCGATACGGGCGCGAAGTGCGTCTGCGGTATTGTCGTAAAAGTCCAATGCAGTGCTATTTTCACGAACCCCCATATAGTATTCGCGTGGATATGTACCGCCTGTTCTACGAACTCGCCAACCTGTCACGGCGTTATCTGCTGTGATGGTTGTTGTTGGAATAAATGTAGAGCTGCCAGAAATTTCAAGTTTTGAATTAGGCGAACTCGTACCAATACCCACGTTACCGCCAGTAACGGTGACGCCGTCCTCGCCTGCTTTGCGCAAGAACTCGGCATCAGCGCCAGCGATGCTGTACGTGTCAGCCACGGTGAATGACTTGAACGCCACGATGTCAACGACATCGCCAGTGCCAGCGGCCACGCCAAGCACCACGCTTGTGCCGTTGCTCGCGGTGTACTCAGAGGGGTCAAGCATTGCGCCGTTGCGAGCCACCACAATGTTGCCGCTGGTGTAGCTCAGTGTCAGGCTGTTTGCGTCAGAGCCAGAGAATGTGGTCTGGCCAGAGGTCGCCACGTAGCGGTAGCGAGACATGGCCGATGTGCCAGCTGCTGTGGCCGCGATCCAGTTCGCGCCATCGTAGACCTTCATGGTCTGCGTGGTGGTGTTGTAGTACAGCGCGCCAGTCACCAGCGCGTTGCCGTCGTTGTCCACCGTTGGGTCTGAAGACTTTGCGCCCAGGTAGCGGTCGTCGAAACTGTCAAGCGCAGAGGCAGCAGCCGCAGCCGATGCCGCAGCGTTGGTCTCGCTTGTCGCAGCGGCAGACGCAGAGCTTGCAGCCGCTGTTGCCGAGTTGCCTGCGTTGGTGGCGCTGGTGGCCGCAGCAGTCGCAGAGTTGCTTGCGTTTGTCGCGCTTGTTGAGGCACCACTTGCGCTTGTGCTGGCGGCACTGGCAGAACTCGCTGCGTTGGTCGCAGATGTGCTGGCGTTGCTGGCCGATGTACTCGCGGCAGACGCAGAGCTGGACGCATTGCTTGCCGATGTGCTGGCCGCGCTTGCAGAGCTGCTGGCCGATGAAGCCGACGAGGCCGCAGCGGTTGCGCTGTTGCCAGCGTTTGTGGCCGCAGTGCTGGCTGTGCTGGCGCTTGAGGCCGCATTGGTTGCAGAGGTTGACGCAGCAGTTGCAGAGTTGGCGGCAGCGGTTGCGTTTTCTTCAGCATCCTGAATGTCTGCAATATTGTCGGCAACAATGGTTATATCTTCCTCAATTGCAACCACTGCAACAATGTCATCCTCAATCGCAGCCAACGAGTTGATGTTGGCCACCAAAGTGTCGGCGTCCGCAGTGCTGGTCTCGGACAACTTGGCCGAGCGGTCCACGGCATCCTGCAGCTGCTGGGCAACCATGGTCAGGCGGTCCAAAGCACGCTCGTGTGTCTCAGCGGGGAACGAGTCGCCGGTGATGTAATCAACCTCTTGGGTGATGTCCACCGAGCGGTAGATCACCAGTCGGGCACCCGAAGCAGGGGCCGAGACGCAGGTCACAGTACCGCCAGCATCATCGTCTGCACCTGTGACGGTGTAGTCGGTGCCCAGCGCCAGCGTTGTCTCTGTGCCGTTGGCGGCGACTCGGATGACGACCAGATCGGCGTTTTGCAGGAATCGGTAGGGGAAGCTGAAGGCAACGGTCGTACCGTTACCGTTGTACGAGATGCGGGAAGCTGTGGTGCTGATGGTCATGAATCAGTCCTTATTGCGGGCGGCTGAAGAACTCTGGGCGTTCTTGGGGTTGGTCATTGACGCCCAAAGCCTCACGGGTGCCTGTCAGTCCAGATTGTACAAGCCACGCATGGATTTGGCGAGCTTGTTGAGCGGCTTTTGCCGGGGTATCAACCTTCTCCAGCAGTGTGGCCATGATCTGAGGGTCATTCATCGCCTCGATCAGGAAAACGGTTGCACGTTTACCGGGCAGTTTGGTGATCACGGTCTCGGCAAACCGAGCGCCCGCACCGTGGACGATCAGGGACGGGGTGTTGGAGCCCATTGCCCGTGCGCCAGCACCAGCGATGCCAGAGCCCACCATACGGCTGATTGTGGCCAGCGCAGCATCACCGAAGCCGGTGTTGATGTCAATGGCTGTACCGGCGGTCTGAGAGCTCACGATGTTGTCGGCAGTGTCGAACAGTTTTTTGATGTCCTTGACCTGACCGGCGTCAATGACACCCTGCTCCTGCATGACTTGGATCGGAGACTTTTGACCCGGTACGCTTGGCGTAAACAGGAAACCGCGAACTTGGGCAATGTTGAGCACGCCGTTCTTGTCGGTTGAGCGGCGAATGGCAGCGTCAAAGATGGAGGCACGCATGCCCGCAATCGCTGTTTCAGAGTCAACCCCGGGCACACCACCACGGGGCTTGTAACCCGGTTTGGCAATGTTGATCATGTCAATCAGGTCTTTTTCCTGATTGTTGGACAACAGGGCGCGGCTGGCCATGGTCACTGGGTCAGACGCCACCATGCGACCAAACGCCTTTTGCTTCTCGATGGTGTTGATCTGGTTTTTGGCCAAATCTTGCAAACGCTGACGGGCCTGCTCAGACAAGGATGCCGAAGTCAGGTCGCGTTTGACCTCTGGGAAGCGCTTCATCAGCACCTCGTTGTCACGCACGAATTTGGCGATTTTCTTGGGGTCGGCCAAGCCAGTTTGCGGGTCAACCACTTCAGCAGCGGCCAAGCGAATAAACCGCTCCTGCGACTCCAGCATGTCCCGCACGGCAGTGTCGTCACCAAAGCCGCGCACCTGCATAAAGCGGGTGGCCTGCTCGAGCTCTTGGAGCTGCAAGCTGCCAGCTTCTTTGCCGGTGGCCAAGGCCTTGCGCAGCATGATCTCAGGGGCCATGCGGTCACCGTAGCGGCCAGTGGCCACAGCGCGGCCAGCGAAGCTGCGGGTGAACACATCGTTGAACTCACGCGAGAAGGACCGGGCGGCGTCATAGGTGGTGTCACCCACTTCGCGGAAAGCCACATCCATGTCGTCAAGGATCGCCTCAGCCAGCTGGCTGTAGAACGAGGCTTGCTCGTTGTTGCCCGCAATGGCCTCTTTGCGGGCCGATGTCAGGAAGTCACTGCGCATCTTGCGCATCATGAACACATCGGTGCCCACAGGCTCTACAGGCGCGTTGCGGCTCAGGTTCTCGGGCAGAATGATCAGCGACTGCTCGCCCTGCTTGGGCTGGCTGATACGGGCCAAGAACTGCTGGGCTTCTGGTGGCACTTGGACGTTTTTGGCGTCAGGTGCAATGTTCGACTTGATGTCGGCCAGCGTGCGCTGCAGGTTTTCAAAACCAACGGTGCGTTTGCCGTCAACCTTGCTCCACAAGTCACTTTCGGCTTTGCGCGACTCAGTGATGGCCAAGTCGAGCGCCTCGCGTGCTTTTTGGCTAATTTCCGCACGTGCTGATGGGGTGTCTGCGGTGATGCCTCTGGCAAACACAGCAGCCAAGTCAGTAGCGGCATCCAAGCGTCCTTGGATCAGGGTGCGGAAGTAAACGGTTCGAGCTTCAGCGGCAGCGGCAAGCGCTTGTGGGTCACCTGTGCTGCTCAGTAGCGTGATCTGGCCACGAATGGCGTCCATGCCGTCACGGGCCGATTGAGCAGCTTCAGCACCAAATTTGCTGCTGCTTTTAGCCAAATAGTCCTCAAGTGCGGCCAAACCGGCAGAACCTGTCTTTTGGGCAGCTGTCAAATTGCCAGACACACCCTCGACACCCTGCGCACGCAGGATTTTGGCGATCATTTGAGGATCTTCGCCAGTGACTCGGAACAGGTCTTGCAGTGTTTTGGCCGCTGCGGTTTGCTGTGCAGCGCCCGACAAAGACATCACGGCCTGCTTGCCGGTGTTGTAAACATACCCGGTCGCAGCCAGTGCCAAGCGAGATGGGTTAAAGATACCACCGGCGGTTTCGGCCACAACTCGCTTGCCCTGTTCGCCAGGGGCAAGACTTTCGGCCACATACGCAGCACCGGCGCTCGAAAGAGCAGCAGACGCCTCAGACAGTCCAACCTTGATCGGGGATGTTTTTGCGGTCTGAATGATGTCGTTCAGGAAGTTGCCAACCATCGATTGACCAAATCGGTACCCCGATGCAGCTGCGGTAAACGGCGCGGCACCGAAGGACAGCGACCCACCAAAAGACTCACCAAAATAACCAGCAGGTCGTTGCTCTGGGGGCAATTGCTGGGGGCTGCGAAGGCCTAGACCCTCGCTGGCCTGTTGACCGGCAAACATACCGTACACCGCGCCACCCAGTCCACCGATGACAGGCATGGCGGGTGCAAGTGGGCCGGCGAATGGTGCGGCCATGGTGCCAAATTTTGCACCCAGCATCGTGCCGCCAATAACGCCTGTTGACTCAATAAAGCCGCGAGCGCCTGTTTCAGCAGCAATGGCACCCTGTTGCTGAAGGTCCGGGGTCTGGTTTATAGACGCATCGCCAAATGTAGTGGTGTTACCTGAACTGGCTGAATCTTCAGGACCAGAAACAGGATCACCGAATAATGTAGTTGCCATTATTTAGATGCTCCTTTTCTACCGATCACCCCATTTGGGTCAATGTATTCAGAACCTGGTGCTAATTTCTTATATTCGGCTTCTGTTTTGACGCGCGGTGGTACACCAAGTGTCTGACGGAAGTTGGTGATTGTAGCAATCACATCGTTGGCCGCTCTGCGTTTTTCAATGCTGATGCTGGGGTTGCCTAGATCTTTTTGAGCATCGGCGACACGTTTAGCCAACGCCTCGTCGACACCAATCAAACGCTGACCGTAGGCCACGGGGTTGTCGAAGGTTTGACCTGCAAGAGAAACCTCTTTTTCGATCGATTGCATCTCGCTGGCCAGATAACGACCCGACTGGCTCAAGGCGCGGATCAACTCACGACCCTGTGCTTCAGCGTATTGACGATCTGTGGCGTATTGGCCACCACCGCCCACGGCTTCACCGATAAACGGCATCTGACCCACGGTCTGCGCAACACTTGGGACTACGCCGGAAATGTTCGAGCGGCGAGACCAAATGCTTTGACCATCGGCTGCAGGCGCCGGGCTAGGCTGCGCGGCAGCAGCGGCTGCAGGCTGGCCACCGGCAGCAGGTTGTGCTGCAGGCTGGGCAGCGGGTTGCGCTGCAGGCTGGGGTGCGGGTGATGTCACAGCACCTGTCACTGCGGGTGCTTGGTTCATCGAGGGTTGTGGCATCGCATTACCCAAGCCACCGCCGTACAGTCTGCTACCACGCTGCATGGCTTGCTGGGCAAACGCTGGAACGGCTGGGGCAATACGAGTCCACAGGCCTGTCACAGGGTCTTGCTTCTCGACTGGCTTATAGGCCTCGTTGAAAGACGCCTCGAATTGACGCGCTTGATCTGGCGGCAACATGCCGTTGGCATAGGCCACAGCGTTCGTGGTCACAAAGTTCAAGGCCATGCCCTGCATGCTGTTACCAAACATGCCGCTGGAGCCCTGCAAGCCCATCAGCTCGGTCACTTGGCTAGGGGTTGCTGGCTTACCCTGCACCAATTCCAACTCGACCAGCTTGTCGGCCAGTGTGTACTCGGCCTTCTTCTGGGGCAACATGCGCACGCGCATCTGCTCTTCGGGTGACAAATTGCGCTTGAGAATCGAGGTCCACTGAGCCACGTTTTGCTCTTGCTCTTTCACCTGCTTTTCAGCCTTGTACTCGTCAACAGCCACGTCCATGGTAAGTTGACGAGAGGTGTCTGCGCTCAATGTGCCACCAATGGCTGGGTCGGTCAGCAGCTTTTTAGCTTCGGTGTAATTACCACGCTGCAGCAGTCCGCGAATAGCACCATCGGCAATGCGAGAACGTCCGATTTGACGGAACTTGTCCATCTGGTCAACGCTGATGGCACCGCTGAGTTTGTTCAAATCAGCTTCAAATGACGCAAATGCGTTGTTCATTTGATCGGGGGCCAAGCCTGCGGTCATGGCGTACTTGTTGGCTGCTTTGTCAGCAGCCTCGCCGATCATCGTGTACTGGGCCTTAATCTGGTTACTCATGGCCGACTTGGTGTACTGACCAAGTTGGTTTTCAAGTTGTGCACGCAATTCAGCACGGCTGGCAGAACTACCACGGTGTTGATTAAGAGTCTGATCCATTCGCTGGCGCAGGGCGCTGGAATATTTGTCCACAGTCTCTTTACTGGCAATGCTGCCGTCAGCCTGCACAGCTTCCAAGTCGGAGATGGCAGTTTGATCGAACGAGTTGAGCAACTGCACGCGATCAATGACCTCTTGACGGCGCATTGATGCCACGCCAATGTCGGCCAGTGTTGCACCCATGTCTGCAGCTGCTTGACCAATGCCAGCACCCATTGCTTCGGGGGATACTTGTCCACCCTGTGGGCGCGATTGGACTTCGTAAATAGGGAGTTTTGCCATTGTGTGTCCTTACATGACTCGGCTTAGGCCAGACATCAGCGATGTACCGGCACGGAGATAGGATTCGGTTTTTGCAGCTTTGCCGCGCATGAGCATCGCTTGGGCTTGACGACTGCCAGACCATTGTGCGTTGAGTGCATCAATTTCAGCGTTGGCAGCTGATTCGGTGATGGCCAGCAAAGGTGTACCCTCGGACGTTGCACCCGATTTGGCAATGCTGGCACGCAAGGCGCCCATTTGTTGTCTGGCTTGATTGCGGCGGCGTGTCTCTTCAACCTGCGCCTCAATCATCGAGGTTTGAGCGTTGTAGTCAGCAGCGTCAGCAGTGGCTTGGCCAGCTTTGATCGAACCCAGCACGGACAGACCCGTACCAACTGTCGCCAATGTAGGTGCCAGTGCAAATGCCCCTGCCGAACCGAACAACCCGGCTGTAGCCGCCGTTGTAGCAGTTGCCGCCGTACCAAAAGCTAAAGGTGCTAAGAAAGCCATTATGTGATCCTCGCATAGAGTTTCATGTCTGCCCCGTCTGGACGGTACGCTCGCATCAACCCTTCAAATTCAAACCCCAGCATTTGCATCCACCGATCGCCAGCTTCAAACCCGACATCAACAGTGGCCTCGACTCTGCGAAACCCAGCGATGTCCAAAAACCTGTTGACAGCTCTGTGGATTTTGTGAAAATGCTTGCCCGCTGATTCTGACATCAAAACCAACGCCATTGCCCGATTGTCCCACTGTGGAGCAACTACGGCAATCCCCAAAATCTCACCATTATCGTCAAATGACCAAGCCAGCCCCGCTGTGGACAACTCGGTCAAGTCTGCCGTGATCTCAGGCGCACCATACATGTAGGACTGAGCCTGTTGGATTCTCACCTTTTCGGTGTCACCTTTTTCCCAAGGTCTAACGATCATAGGTGTGAACCTGTGGCATCAATGCGACAAGTGTACACGGCAGCGGCAGTCGATGCTGAATTGTGATTTGGGGTGAATTCTGATATTCGCCAGGCCATGGCAGGATCGATGTGTCGCCCGTAAACAAGGGCACGCCCTGATCCATCAAGTCACCGGTGCGGCGAGGGTGGTATTCGTCCATGACGGTCTCACTTGGACCGTACCACAGGCCAGCACCTGTCTCAAACAATCGCAAGACCAAATTGTGGATTCGCATGGTTTTGCCTTGAGCCACACCATCTTGCGCACCTGCTTCCAGCGGCATGGTTTTGATGGTGGCGGTGTAGGGCAAGCCAACGACCACGACAGAACCCTCGCGGTTCAAATCGATCTCACCAGACACCACGGTGCGGTTAGGGTGCACGGCACCGTCCACCAGAACTGCGACTTCCTCACCCTCAAGGTGATCGAGGCCAGTGATTGTTGTCGCAGCGGCACCGTCATAAGTCAGGCCGCAATCAACATAAAACGCCTCGTCGCCGGTCAAATATTTTTCCAAATACTCAACATATCGCACGGTGGCACCGTCCACGGTGCGCTTGACAACCATGAACAACACGTCTTGGTCGCCGTCCCAGTGAGGGATAGTTGCCACCGACTCAACGTCGCCACCAATGTCCTGCTCGTGCCAGCCAACCACATCCTCGGCACGTTCATATGTCATGCCGACCAAGGTGCCGTCAGTGCGAGGTGCCCAGACGATTTGGTTGGGTTCTTGCTGGTAAGCCAGATCGATGAGGCCGCTCTCACTTATGTGTTCGGCCAACACGTTCATGTTGGGCGCGACAAATGAGTCGGTCTCAAAGTTGTAGACATATTCACGCAGCTTGCGACCTGCTCGCTGCACAAACAGGATCGAGCTGGCCACGCGCAATGGGCGCACATTGGCAGCGTTGCCGTATGTGGTTTGCGGTGTGATCTTGACGTTGGTTGGCGTGACTGGATCGCTGATCGAGCTGGCGCTGAGTGTGAACTCGCCAGCGGATGTGCCAATGGCCAACACTTTGCTTGGACACAACCACTGAATCGTGTTCATGTCTTGGGTGTTGATGGTGTAGTTCAGCGCATCGTCGTCATTGGTGCCGTACTGGTGGTTCTCGTAGTCACCACTGGTCGACGCCCACAGTGTCTGAGGCTTCCATGCCGAGCCGCCAAACCATAGACGGTCTTCGTAGAACGTGACCGAGCGTGGGTAACCTCTGCGCGAGGACCATGCACCTTCTGCCCACTTTTTGGTGGCCGATGTGGCGCTGGCGGGCAGTCGGTCAATGACCGTTGCGCTGACTTGTGTGGCGCTCGTGTATGCGGTGACTTGAGCATAGCCCTCACCGCTGTGACGAAACACCCAACTGACAGTGCCGTCACTCTCGGTTCCCTCTGTGTGGATCGGAGGACGCGAGCCGGTTGTACCAGTGCTGCTTGCTTCGTACAAATTACCGTTGTAATGACGAAATGCGCCAGAGCTGACCGAAGCGCCAGTCACCCACTGATCGTACTTTGACTCAATGACTTCGGAAAATCTGAAATACGAGCCAACGTCGCCCGACACAAAAGTGGATGCCGATGCGGTGATCGTGATGCTGCCGGTGACCGCAGAAGCAGTCATGGTCACAGCGCTGACGTTTTCGTCGGTAAACGGTGGCCAGTCGAATGTGACTGCGGTCATTGTCCAATTGGTCGCACCAAATCTCGCCAGCTTGTAGGGCGGGTAGCTCGGGTGCGAGATGTAGATGACGTCTGCCGATTGGGCATAGTCCAAGTCGGCCAGCTCTGTGCTGGCGTAGGGGCTGGAAATCTCGTAGGTCGAGCCACCACTTTGCACCACACCGCCGTTGGCGTAAAACCGGATGTAGTTGTGACCAAACTCAATGATGTAGGCTTGGTCGGTGCTGTACTCGAAGGGGATCAGACGCACTGCCTTGCTCGAGTCTTTGACCTCATTGACAAATCGGGTGCCTGGGCGTTTGCGTGCCGGTCCGTGAATCTGAGGAAAGAAGTTGGTCATGGTATCGCAACCATTGCGATACTTTTCAAGGTCTGCGCGGCCCTTCAACTGAGGGGACAACTCCCCTGCGTTGAAAGAATTTTGCATCGGGGATGCTTTTGCCATGTCAGTACCTCACCGAGATCCACTCGTCTTCTTCAAACTGCTGTGGTGGGTTTTCTTGCCCGTCGACGCCCTTGGCATCGATCTTGGCCTGCTTGTACTCTTCCCAAAGCTCGCCCTTTTTGGTGCTGCTTTGGGTCAAGGATTCGCACAGCTCAAACGCTAGGCGAACGGCCACGGTGTTTGTGAAACTGTGGTCGTATTCGTTAGGGTCGGTCACCTTGCGGATGTACCGAATATACAGCACCGAGTCGTTGGCAAGAATGTTACCGGACTCGACTTGGTACTCTGCCGTTGACAGGTCACGCACCTCCAAAAGGCGCAGATTGTCAGCGGGAAGGGGGAATTTGTAGGTGAAGCCCCATGAGGGTGCTTCTGTGGATGCTGCCAAGGTGGTGCGCTTGACTGCGAAGTTCCACGGGTGGTCTCTCAAGACCTCGTCACGAACCATGCCCCAATTTCGATTGCAGAGGTTGGCCGCTTTCGTGCCATCTTCAAGACTGGTGATGGGACCATGGCCCAGTTTGTCCAGAGCCTTGTTACAGATGTCGACGACGCTTGGCATTGGAGCACCTCTTAAAAATCAAAAGCAGGGGACCGAAGCCCCCTGCTTGAACCCTAAAAATTAGGGAGCCGAGAAGTACAGGTCCACGATTGCTGTACCGGAGCTGGGAAGAGCTGCGGCGCCAACAGTCATGATCACTGTTTCTTCCTCGGTCAATGCGCTGTCATCCACAGCTGTCGACACACCAAACAATGTTGGGGCGGCGGCAGTGAAGATGGCAGCAGCGCGGTACTTACCAGCCGAAGCGGCGGTACCAATTGCCACAGTGGCAGTGCCACCCAAGGTCGCAGAAGCGTTGATCACACCGTAAGCGAAGGCATGACCCGCAGGGATCTTTGCCAACACAACAGTGTCACCAGAGGCTTGAGACGCCAAGGTGATAGTGGCGCGGAAGCGGCGCAGACGGCCACCGACAACACCACCGTTTGCCATAGTAGTAGGAATGGTCGACTGACCAGAGATTTCACTTGCGTAAGTTTCAGCCATGATTTGCTCCTATTACTCAGCGCACAAGATTTCGACAACCTTCTTCTCTTCGGTACGTGTGGCACCGAAGGTACCCTTGACGTACACCTGAGTCGAATACGACTTGTCGGCGCGTTGGTCGATGCGGGAATTGATGTCATTCCACATGCCCAAATGCAAACCAGACTTAGCCCAAGCGATCACTCGGCGATAGCTAGAACCATCCACGCCCAACAGTTCAGTGTGAATGAACTTGAAGCCCATGAAGGTGTCAACTTGACCTTGCACCAGTGCTTTCACGGTGTTGTAGTCAGAAGAAGTCACTTCGGTGGTGCCCAACAGATCGTCCAATTGCTTGGCGGTCACGGCGATGTACAAAGGATCTTGCTCGACGTCCACTTCGTTTGCCATCAAGATTTTTTTGGCAGAACGCAGCTTGGAAACAGTCAGGCCAGCGGGTGTACCGCCAACGCCAACTTGTTGACTAGCTGTTGCGAACGATGTGTTAGTTGTACCGTTTTCACCAGTCTTGGCAGTGCCCAGAGCAGCGGAAACGATCAAGTTATCCATAGCGCGACCCAGTGCGTAAGCACCGTTGATTGCGTAGGGGCTGGTCGGATCGATCAGCATACGCAACTTGTCCTGATCGTCGATCAGGTCAGCCCACTCGTAGTCCGTTGGGAAAACCCAGCGAGCGTCGTGAGGTGTAGAGATCAGCGGGGTGTCGCTGTGACGGCTGGTACGGGCTTGCGCAGTCACCGAGCCGATTTGCTCGACGGCTTTTGCAGCCTTGCCGGAATAAGAACCGACGGTAACAGCGTCACGCAGCTTCGAGCCACGCTGCTGAAGCAACAGACCGACGTTAGTCGTGTACTGCTGCACAAATGCAGTAGAAATTTGGTCACTCATGGTGAATACTCCAAAAAAGTTGAATCAAGATAACCGGTCGGCTGATTCGACTTGTCCACCATGAGTGGGGTCAATTGTTCCAGACGCATCGTTTTCGGTTGCCCGTTTGGACCGAACCGTTGCGCGTTTGGGTGGTGAGTCCGGTAATTTCTCACCTTCATTAAAGTCTAGCACATATTGTTCAAGAACTGTGCAAACTTTAACGATGTGGTCGGGTTCGCCTAAGCCAACCCGGGTCGCTTGAGGCAAAACTGCCTCCAGCAGACGCAGTCTGATGTCGTGCTTATCCATGTGCAAACTCCATCAGGCGCTTCATCTTGCCGACAGCATCTTGGTTGCCACTCAGATACTCAGACATGAAGTTTTTGTCCATTTTCAGGTCAGCAATCTGCTGTTTGGCCGAGGCTGGGGTCAATCCAAAGGATGTACCGCTGCGCTCACCACCTTCAAACGACGGTTCGCCCATTTTGGAGCCAATGGTGGCAAACAGCTTGAGCATTTCAGCTGTACCGAGCTTGCCCTCAATGGCGTCAAGCTGTGCAGCGTCATAGCCCAGTGCGGCCACGGCACGTTTGCCAGCATCGATCTGGCCATCATAGCCTTGACCCCATTCGCGCTTCAATTCAGCAATCGCACGCTCGGATTGGGCCTGAGATTCTTGCTGCATCGCTTGCAAACGCGAGCCGCTCATTTCGTTCCATGCATCAAACAAGGATGCTGCCTGCTTTTCGCTCAAACCGGTTTTGTGGGCGGTTTGTTTAAACCAGTCGGCCAACGCGGCGTCACCACCATCGGGAACTTTCAACCCGTACTTGTCTGGCGAGTCAGGGCGACCCAGTTTCGCATAAAAAGCGTCCATCGCTGCCTGATCTGCATCAACACCTGGCAATTCCAGCAGGTTTTTGCTGCCACCTGCAAACTTTTCAAGGTTGCGGTAGCTGTTCAGGATGTCAGCGGGGTTTTGCCAACCTTTGTTGGTCACATACGCAGTGGTGTCGGGGTCAAAACCCTCGGTCCATGGTGCAGGGGTTCCGGCACCTTGTGCAGCACCGGCTCCGGTGCCACCGTTATCGCCAGTCAAGGCGGCAGTAGCTTCACTCATTTGGATATTCCTCGATGAGAGTGTACACATCCTCTTCGGTCAGCTGGAGGTGGGCCTGAATGCGGCACCAGACCTCCCGTCGACCTTCAAGGAGGTACGTTGCCTGGACATTGTTGATGTCTGCGGTGGGCAGGGTTGCCCGGCAGAATCTCCGAAGGTCGGCCAGGACTTTGCGGCCTTCTGGATTGTTGAACGCCGCCTTGTAGGCACGGCGTCGAATCAGAGTCAGTGGGTTAAATGTCAATTATTGTCCTTGGAGTAGGGCTTGGGCTTGTGCAGCGTCCTTCATGGCACCGGCCAACGGCTGTGCGGCCTGCACAGCCATCATGTCCTGCTCTTGCTGGGCACGTTGTGCGCGGATCTCGGCCACCGCGTCTGGGCTGCGCAGGATCGGTGTTGGTACACCGGAGACTTCTGCTGTCAAGCGAGCCAACTCGTCCTTGTCGAACACATCCAGCACGGAAGGGTCCATCTGAGCGAATGGTGCCAGCAACTCCATGGTGCGCTGCACACCGACAAGCTCTTCGGCACGTTGCATACGGCTCATTGGCGAGTCGTACACGATGTCGTAGTCGCCACCGGCTTCGCGCAAGATGTCTGGCATTGGGGGCAGCATGCGGTGGAAGGACAGCAAGTCCAACTCACGCTCGATCAGCGGACCAAGTGCCTCGGACTGCTGACGACCCATTGTTGGGGTGAGCAGCATGCCCTTTTCTTGAGCGCGAATGAGCGCCTCAGTGGCCGTCATGCGGGGTGTTTCAACGAGAATTTGGAACAGGGTCACCAAGAACGCATCGTCGATGCTGTCACGGCGCTGTTGCATCTTGGCTTCGTTGATGTCAACGCGAGCACCAGTGCCAAACGGCTGCATCATGGCTTGACCGTTGCGGTTGACACCACCCACGTTCAGGCCACCGGGCTTCATGTTGACCGTCATGGCACCGCCACCCAAAATGCCGTCATCGTGCAGCAAGATTGGTGGGTCAATCAACTTGTGGACAGCCCGAATGTCGGTCTTGGCCATTTCGTTGAGCATTTTGATGTCTGGCAACGCCATCATCGCAGGGGAACGCCCATAAATCTCGTCAGGAGCAGTCACGTATCGGCTGACGGAGTATGGGAAGCTGGTGTAACCGCCTTCTGGGGCCACCATGACCTTGTCGTCCACGGCAATGTAGTACGAAGCAAAGGGTTTGCCTCGGGCATCTGCGCGTGAAGCGTCGTAGTCTTCGCGGGGTGCAACCACATGAATGAACTCGAACTTGTCGTTGTGACGAGTTGGGTTCTCAAGCGCTTTCATGATGCGCTCAGGCAGGTTTTTCTCACCGAAGCGCTGCGCGGCCTGACGCGCAGTGTATTGGAAGCAGCGGTAAACGGTATCTACCATGCCTTGGTGGTTCTCCAGCAGGTAAATATCGCGCAAGTTGATGCAGCGATAGCGCAAACCCACACCTGGCTCAAAGTCAGTGAACAACGCACCGGTGCCAAACGCACCAACTGATGTCCAACGCTCGTGGTTTTGGCCTGCAAAGTTGGCTTTTGGGCTGTAGCGGGCTTGGTACAAGATGTTGTTGACCTTGTAGAACCAGTCCTGCACCTCGAAGTCGCGGTTAAGCGCCTCGTCAGTTGTGCGCAAGTTATGCCATTTCTGCTGGCGCGGGGTCAACATCGAGTCCATGACCGATGCAAAGCGCTCTAACGCCACCATGGGCTTGGAGTCAAAGATCTTTTGGGTGCGCTTTTCACCGTCAGTGCGAGCACCCAAGAAACCCATTTGGCGCGGAAGCACACGCTCCGCAACTTCTTCCCAATGGGTTTCCCAATTGCCCCGATTACCTTTGAGAGCCTTGTACCGCTGGAGAATATCTTCGATTTTGGACATATTTATTCCACCCATCCTGTAAATCCAGCCGTAATTGTCGCACCCTTATCGCAAGTTGCAACAAACCCGACAATGTGCCCCTCGTCTACCGGCAACGCCATGCGTTGCGACAAGGTGACCGAGGTGTCTTGGAGGGCGACACCTGCTTGGGGATAAAACAGCCCCGTTTCCTGTTGGTTCAAGCCGTCAATCTGGGTGCTCACCAGCTCCACAATGGTGCTGGTGGCCGCTGTGCCGCTGGACGAGCCAGCGTACATGCTGCTGATGTACAGCTTCTTGCCACGGGGCACTCGACGGAACGACGAGTGTGTGGTGCGCTGACCCGTTGAGATGCGTGCGTAGATCGTGCTGTTGTGCTTGATGTCGATGTTACCCGCTGCCACTTTTCCGCTGCCAGCGGTGGCCACGTAAACCGCCTGCACCCAGCGCACATCAAGGGCCACGGTGGTCACGGGTGTTGTGCCGCTTAGGGCAATCAGCTCGATGGACAGGTCCAGTGTACCGTTGAGGTATTCGATCACGAGTGTTCGCGCACCGGTGCCAGCAGCTGTGTCGTCTGCGCTGGAGCTCACGACTGTGAGCTGAACGCTTTGGGGCACATCAAGCGATGCGCCGTCTTGGTCACGAATTAGCGTTGATGTGACACCCGAGCCAGCGATCAGTCGGCCGTAGGCTGCGATGGGGTAAGCCGTGCGCACGTTGCCACGGGCGACCTCGTTCTCATAGGAGTCAACCTTGAGATACTGCTGCAGCCAGTGGCGATCGATCATCAGCGGCCTAACAATCTGGCACCCATGCGCTGCTCATCGGTGAGCTTACCACCGAGTTTTGCGCGGGCAGTGGTAGGCGTGAGCGATGCGCTGTCGGACTGCGCTGTCAGCATGGTGGCGGCACGGCCTGTGGCTGCACGCTCACGCAAGCGGGCCGAGTCAGCAGCGGCTTGAACAGCGGGTGTGGCCATAGAGGGGGCAGCTGCCGCAGAAGTTGCCGCAGATGCTGCCGGTGCTGGCAGTGCGGCGGGTGTTGCCTTGGGTTTACCGCCAAGCGCGTTGCCGATCGCAGTGAAGGCTTTACCTACAAAAGACATGGGATTCTCCCTTAGATCATGTCGAAAATATATCATAGTCGCTCTGGGCGACCCGTCCCGCCATGCGCCCCAGGCGTGTCGTGAGGTTGATGTCACGCCGTGCGATGGGGACCGCAAACGTGAGCGCCAGTGCATCGGCGTCGTCTGGTGAGGCAAGACCTCGCTTCTTCATGGAGTCCTTGGTCTCCAGCTTGATCTGGCCCTTCAGGTGGATACTGTACTCCGGCCCGGTCAAGTCGTCAATGAGTGAGTCATCGTTGTCGATGCACCCGTGACTCATCCACTCGCGCATCTCGCCCCACATCTCCCCGCGCTTGTTCAAATACTTGTCGCTGTCGTCGGCCTTCTCGCCTGACTGCACCTCGATCACCCGGTAACCGAGCTGCTTGAGACGGTCGACCACGCCACCGCCAACGCCACCGCCGTCAACGAACACGGCGTCGGGGTTGTGCTTGTCGATCAGTGCGGCCACCGTGGCGGCGAGCTCCATGGTGTCCATGCCTTTGAACTTACTCGCTGGCAGGGTACGGGCGTCACGGCCTCTGCGCCAGCGGATCACGCTCTCGTCGTCGCCGAAGCGGGCGACGTCAACGCCCATGAGCAGCGGTGCGCCGCTGTCCTCGGTGATCTCACGGGTGGCCGCGGCTTCTGCGGTGTCGCGCCCGATGAACTGGTTCGAGCCGGTGCGTGGGAACTGACCCTTGACCTCGACTCGGGTGACGTCGTGGTCTTCGCCGTACTTGTCCGCGATGCGCTGGTAGACCCCACCGTCCACGCCCTCGACGGTGCGCGAGTCGACGTACCGGGTGCTCCAAAACGCACGGTCTTTGTGGAACGTCTCGAAGAACCGGCCGGTGTTGCGACGTGGGTTACTGATGGCCAGCCACAGGCGCAGCGGGGCCAAGTCTGTAAAGAACCCCTCGGTCACCTGCCAGATGGGGTCTGGGATGCCCGAGGCCTCGTCGAACTGGACCATCATGCCGATCTGGCTGTGGGCACCGGCGAACGCATCGGGGTTCTCCTCGCTCCACGACTGTGCGTCGACGTAGTAGTACTGCGTGTCCATCTTGAGCTGGCTTTGCAGCAGCTCGCCGAACCACTTGGTCGGGCGCAGCGCGGTGCTGCTCTTGTCGAACCAGTGCGAGTTGATGCTCATGGTGTGCCACTTGCCCAGCTCGGCCATGGTACGCGAGACCAGCTGCTTCTCGGTGTTAGCGGTGACGATCGTAGTGGCCCCGAGCCAGCAGCTCATGACCCACATGTCCAGCATGGACAGCCACGCGCTCTTACCGATCCCCCGGCCAGACGAGATCGACAGGTAGATGGGTGACGGGGGCAGGCCGATCTGGGCCTTCTGCCTGTCAAGCATCAGGTGCTCCCCGATGCGCTCGAACTCACCGCGCTGCCATGTGCGCGGGCCATCGATCTGGGCCAGTGGGGTGCCCTTGACGCCCCAAGGGAACGCATACAGCGCAAAGCCCAGTGGGTCGTACTTGTACTGCAGCAAGTTCTCGATGAGCTGCTGCTCGTTCTGCGTTGGTCCGGCTTTACTCATTGATCACTCTCGAGGCAACGTCGATCACCCGGGCATCGGCTCGCTGCTGGGCCGCAAGCATCGCTTGGCTCAGATCGACAGTGACGTTCTGCTCGATCTGCTTGACCTCGCCAAACCGTTTTCTGTTCCACACGCCCAAGAGCCACTTGCGCGTGTTGATGCGCAAGGTGCTACGGGCCACGTCTTCGAGCAGGTCATCGGCATCGGCGATGGTGAGCATCTGCGAGGCCACCACCTCAGCGCCAATCTCTTGGGCCTCGTAGTACCGGGTTTTGCGATTCTCGTCCTTGTGTATCCAAGCGAGCATGCGCTGGTAGCTGATGTCCCGGTAGTCCTTCTCGATCGTGGTCGTGAGGGGCTGGCCAGCGGCGATGTCTAAGAGCGCACGCTCGAACACGGCCTCATAGGCCACCAGCTCGAGCTCGCGCCTCGCCCGTTCTCCCTCAGCAACGAGTTGTGCATGGTCCTGCTTGGCAAGTGGGTGAACGTTGTCCGGTTGGTCGGGGTCAACATCCTTGTCTTCGGGGATCAGCCAGTTGGGCAGATCACCCTGATGAAGGGGAGTGTTTGTCATGTGCCCGAGTGTACGACGATTTTGGATTTTGGAAAAATTTTTAATTTTTTCAGGGGATGTGAGTTGAACTCACTCCCTTGTGTCCAAGGTGTTCACGGTATCCAAAGTGTTCCTGTACCCATTGGGTTTTTTAATTTGATTTTTGATTCGCGGTGTCTGGGTGACCACCCTTGTCTACTGCCGCCGCCGGCTCTGGGGCCCCACCCCCCTCCGGCCCGGCGGGCCACCGGGCCCGGGCACCGGGGGAAGCGCTGCAGCCCCGGCCACCGGGGGCCACGGGGGCCGGGTATCCATGGCCACCATGGGCCCGGGTATCCATGGCCACCGGGTGACCCAATGGCCCGGGGTTTACTGGGTGACCCAATGGCCACCATGTCACCCGGTGACCCAATGGCCCGGGGTTTATTGAATCCTGACCCATTGGACAATTGGGGGCCATTGGGTGATTAACCCATTGGGCCGGGGTTTATTGAATTCTGACCCATTGGGAGCGGGTTTATTGAATCCTGACCCAATGGCCCCGGGCGCTGCTTAAAAAAGAGGCAAAGTCTCCCAAACTGTCTCCGCGCCCGCGAGACGAGAATTTACGATTTTTTAAAAATGGTCTTTTTGAAATTTACATATGTACATTTTGAGTGCGTTTGTCACTGGTTGCTTAAAAAATGAGCACCCCTAGAAACTGGGTAACCCAATGGCCCCAATGGCCCAAGCTGGGAACAATGGCCACTGTGAACACCTGGGCCCACAATGGCCAACATGAACAACATCGAACACCCCCGGGAAAACACCTAGTAAATAATTCTTGACCCAATGGCCCAACATTGTGCTACAATTCACCCACGGCCACAAATTGGGCCGGCTAACACGTAAAGGTAATTCATCATGAACAAATCAGAAATCCGCGAAGTGACCAAAATCGCACAATACCGCGCCGCCGGGTTAGGCCCTGATTTCGTGGCCCGTGCACTCTCTGCACTGATTCGCGCAGCCCGTACCAAAAAAAGCGCCGCCGCGCTTCGTGAGTACGCCGACATTTTCGGTGTCACTGGCCACCCCGAATTCATCTGCTAATCAACCCCGGTCCCCGGTAAGCCGGGGGCCACACGTAAAGGTAATTCACCATGAAATCCACTTTCACCGATATCGCCCTGGCCGTGGCCATTGGGCTCGCACTCGCTGCCCTCTTGCTGCACTCGCTGGGTGCCCTCTTTCCCTTGTAACCCCGTAATCTGTAAACCTGGAGCAAATCACCATGAAAACACCGAACCCAACTATCGACCTTAAATTTGCCGCTGACCGCCTGGGCGCGATTAAAGCGAGTATCGCGGACCTAGAAACCGAAGCCGAGATTTTCAAAGGAGCGCTGATTCTCTCCGGCGCCGAAGCCGTGGAGGGTGACAAGTTTCGCGCCGCTGTCAGTCACTGCCCCGGGCGCGTGATCGTCAACTGGCGAGCGCTCGCCGAGCACCTGGGCGCAACACCCGCGCTAGTAGATGAATTCACCGAAACCGGCGTCCCTTATTCAACCGTGCGCGTGAGCGCTCGCAAGGGGGTTTGAAATGCTGATTCTTTCCACAAAACTAAAAAACCGGTTTACGTCAGTGCACCATGTGCACTTGAAAAACATTCGAGTAAACGACAATAAACGGGGCTGCAGCGGGTTTATCTCGCTGGGCGACCGTATCGTTTATGTCAACACCGAACCCTGCGGCTCGCTGGGTTACATGTACCGAACCGCGCAGCATTTGAAAGACTACACCGGGGGCGTGAACCGCTGGGCGCGTGATTTAGATTCACTTGTTGCCGGCATCAATCAATTACTGCGCGATAAGGGGGCCGCATGAAATACCATTTCATCCGCTCGAGCGGGAACAGCAAAACCGGCAAAATCCCCGTCACATATTCCGAGCGGGCCACCTGCCCCGAATCCTGCCCGCATTACCGCGCCGACTGTTATGCTGAAGATTTCTACACCCGTATGGCCTGGGACAAAGTGCCCGAGCGCGGGGGTGACCTGGCCGCGCTTTGTGCAGCCATCGACGCGCTGCCCCCGGGTCAACTATGGCGCCACAATGTGGCCGGGGACTTACCGGGCACCGGCGAAGCCGTGGACCCCGTCGCTCTGGGTCAAATTGTCCGGGCAAATATTGGGCGCCGTGGTTTTACGTATACCCACAAAAAAAGCGCTGACGCGCTGCATTGGGCCCAATGCGCCACCGAATGGGGGTTTACTGTCAATCTATCGGCTGATGACGCGGGCGACGCTGACGCGCTAGCCGCTGTCTCATCGCTGCCCCTGACGTGCATTGTCCCCATCGATACGCCCGAGAAAACCCAAACCCCCGACGGCCAGACAATTATCGTTTGCCCGGCGCAAACCCGCGATGACGTAACCTGCGAAACATGCGGGCTATGCGCACGCGCTGACCGCCGCGTTATCGTGGGTTTTCGCGCCCACGGATCCCGCGCCCGGGTGACTGATGCCAAAGCCCGCCGAGTAATTCCAATTTTGAAAGCCTGACGTTATGAGAAAACAAATTTTCCAAATGATCCGGGCTAATGGTATTGTGGAACCCGTCGATTATTACCCCATCGTTTTTATGCGCGGGTCCGAAGCTTGGCGGTTAGCGTTACACCGGGAACCGGTGGCCGCTGGCCGTGGTGACTGGGTTATTTCTGACCCCGTAGGCGGTTACCGGGTTTGCCGGGTAACCGCCACTTATAAGGGCATGCCCGTATCATCGCGCACGCTGACTGTCACCCAAGCCCGGGCCGCTGCACTAGCGGACCTAGATTCAACCGTTGACCGAATCGGATTAGACCGATTTTCCAAAGTATTAAACGAAGCTCAAAAACTGAAAGCCTGACGCCATGAAAACCCAAAAACTGACTGCTACCGAATCCGAGCGCCTGGCCTATATGGCCGGCGATACTGCAACCGCCGAGCTTTATGGGCGCATCGATGCGCTGCACTATGCCCTGGGTCAATCCGTGGCCGCGCTGCAGTCAATCGCTGACATGCGCGAAGCCAAACACGCCCGGGGGACCGCAAATAAAACCCTGGCCATCATTGGGCAAAATTTCGACTTGTTCTACGTGGAGGATAGCGCCCGATGACATTTTTTCATCATTCCATGACCGACGCGGAATTGACCCGCGCCGCTGATGCCACCGAAAACCCGTTTTTGCGCATGGTATCTGAGCGCCTGGCCGAGCGCCGGGCCCAACTGGCCACCATCGCCCAATTATCGGAAATCAACCCCGACACGCCGCCCACGGGCGACGAATGCATGGACCGCCTGGAGCGCGTGAACACTATTTCCCGCGCCTAGTAACCCCCGGCCACCGTGGCCACCCGCGCCCCCGGTTAACCCCGGGGGCTTTTTAACCCCCTGGAAAATGACCCCATGAACACAAAAACCCCTGCCCCCTACCCTACCCCATCGCCCGCCGATTTCGAAGCCCTACGCGCCCGGCTGGGCCTATCGGTTGACGGCCTGGCCCGATACCTGGGCGCACCGGTCACCACGGTGCGCAAGTGGACCACGGGCAAGCGCGTACCCCCTGCAGCCGTGGCCTACCTGGTGCACGTGCTGGGCACCATCGAAGCGCTGGCCCCGGCGGTACACGCTGCGCTGATGCCCGTGGCCGACGCTGCGCCGCGCCGTGGCCGACCCCCCAAGCAGGTATGAGATGGGCTTTTTGCCAGCCGTAGCCCTATAGGGTAAACCCTGTACCCTTTTGCATTTCCCCAGCCAATTTCAAAGTCCGGAAAATTAAAGCCCGGGCAAAAAAAGACCCCCACCCTCTTGCAAGGGCTGGGGGTTTCGTTTTTCCATTCGGTGGATTTACTGGCGAACGAGTTTGGCGAACAACGAGTGCCAACACTTTTGACAGTACCACCGACCAGAGCTCATCTGCACACCACCCTCGGGTGGCTTGGACCGCTCGCACTTGTCGCACAGCATAAATGCGTGCGCGGTCATGCTTGTCCCCTTGCTCGGATGGCGTCACCACAGTTCGCCTCGTCATCGTGATAACCATCGCCAATGAGCGCACACGCCTCACGCTCTGCTGCGGCGACAAGGGCGGCGAAGCGTTGAATCTTTTGAGAAACCCGAGGCATCATTTGCATTAGTTCGTCAATTTCAGCCTCCCGCGCCATGCGGATGATGTCTTCTCTGGTCATAACCCCATCTCCTTCAATGCCGCTTGCAGTCCAGCCAAGCCGCCGACACGCTGGCCTTCAATAAAAATCTGTGGCATCTGCCGCACTTCAGGGTGAGCCTCGAGCATCTTCTCAAACTCAAACTCGTCCGTCTGGTCGTGCATCTCGATGTACCCCAGCCCTTTGCTTGCCAGCAGGTTCTTGGCCGTCACGCAGTTCGGGCATCCGTGCTTTGTGTAAACAACGACATTCATGTGTTCTTCTCCTTGAGTTTGGCTTCGATTAAGTCACGCAACTTGAATAGCGCGTCATCACATCGTTCATAGTCTGGCGACCACCAGTGCAATTCGTTTGGGTCTGCGTCTGGGGTATCGTAATCTTCGTGAATCTCAAACCCAGCCCGATACGCAACAGACATGATCTCCTCATCCGTCAGCCCAACAAAAGGCCGCTGTGCTGTTTTGTGGATTGTCCAGTCGCGAACCCATGTCCGAAGAAACTCGTGCTGACTATCAGGATGATGGCAGCGCTGCAAGCCATCAACAATCTGCTTTGTTTGCGTTCTGCTCGGCTCTTGCACAGGTGCTGCTCTGTTGGCCTCCAGTGCCTTCCACCACCCAAACGCATAAGCACGTTTCTCGGCCTCTGTTCGGCACTCTGGTGGCGGCTCTTGCAAAGGTGTTGGCTGTGCTGGTGGGGCGGTTGCCGCCAATACCATTGTTTGATATATCGCGGCGTTTCTATCGCCCCAACCATTCGGTCTTGTTGGGTGTGGTTTTGTTGGCACTGCGTCAATCATTTTTTGTGTTGGCTCCAGCGGAACCAGCCTCCACCCTTCTGGATAAGCCACAGGCTCATAGTCCAGCCCCAACTCTCTGGCGTTTTCTGCCATCTTGTCGAGGGCACGGGCTTGCTTGATGGCGGTTATGGCTTTAACACTCAGTTCGTAAAATGGTTGTTCTTCCGCTTCCCAAAAGCCAGCATCACCAGAGTCAGCCAATGATTTCCATGCTTGATTGTTTACTTCCAACGCCTCCAGCGCCAAGTCAAAGGCCAATGCTTCGTCTTTAGTCATTGTTTTTTACCTTGTTTTCTGGTTGCTGCCAGTACCACTCTCGAAACTTGTAGTAGCTTTGCCACCCACCGTATCTCTCCATCACCTTGTCGGCAATGAAATTGCTCATTCGTAACAATGCAATCAAGGCCAAGAGAATCAACATCCAACCAGCACAAATGGCAGTCAGCCACCCCATCACCAAAAACATATCGGTCATTTAGCCATCTCCGCTTTGTATCGTTCCCAAGCCTGTAGCGACTCCTGAATGTCATCGCCCTTGGCCCACTTCATTTGGACAAACTGCTCAATCAGCTTGTTCACCCCAAGCAGTCGCTCATGGGCTTCTGCTTCTTTCTTGTCTTGAAAGAATCTGCCGTCATCGGTCAGGTATCCGCTTACGTTTCTCATGTGATTTCTCCGGTTAATTCATCAATGCCCCTGATCCTTGGTTTTTCTTTTGTCGACAACTTGTAAATCTCGTCAAGCTGGCGCTGCTTGGCCTTCATCACAGCCTCCCGGTGCGCTGCAAACTCGCGCAACAGGTCAGGGTTGATGCCCCACTGCGCAATGTGGCGGTGCTCTTGGGTTCTGTCGTCCATGCGAATCACCCAGCCAGCCTGCTCCAATGTCATCATGCCGCCCAGCACCATTTGATCAGCTGACCATGTGTTGGAGCCCTTGAGCTGCCTGCGAGCACTGTGCTTGATGTCCGACAGCGTCAGCATTTGCTTGTCTGCATTGTGGATCACGTGATCGGCCAGCCACAAGTCGAACGATGAGACGCCACCCAGATCACCATCGTGCGTGTAGCGCAGAGTCGGGATCACGTAGGTCTTGACAAACGAGATCGTGCGCTGCATCAGCGCCGCAGACACCGACAGGCTGTACGGGTCTTCGATCACATGGAACACGAGCGCCAGTCGACCCACCAACCCCTCGAGCTTACCGAACGCTGTCATGAAGGTGTCGCTGCTGCGCACGGTGCGCTCGTCCCGCTTGGCCTGCTCATACCACTCCTGAAACGAACGATAAACCGCCAAGGCATCGTCACTCAACTGGTAGGTGAGCGCGGGCAAGCCGTAGATAACCCGGATCATCTGCTCATACTGCGCACGGCACGTCATGTAGTCAGGCACTGGGTTGCCCAACTTCGTCTTGTCAGAGCGCAGCACCACGGGGATAAACCGCTGAACCAAGCCGTCCTTGGACAACGCCTCAACGTTGCCTTGGAACACGCGTGGCTGGATGTTGCCAAAGATGCTGACGGCAAAGTTCTCGCAGTGGATCGTGCCCGCGCCAACCCGGTCCATCTCGTACCACTCACTCTCATAGGCCACCACCCATGCCGAGCGGTCTTCACCGCTGCGACTGTCGGTGATCTTCTCAACCCAGCTGTTCATCTCGTCCAAGTAGCACAACAAGCCCCGAGGGCGATCAGCAGCTTGACGCACGAGTTTCTGAGACGTGATGTCCTGCACCGTGATCTTGAGCGCTGTGGGTGCCTTGGGCGGCGCAGGCACCGCTGGTGGCACCGTGTTGTCCAAGAGCGCATCGGCCGACTGCATGTGCTCAATGAAGGCCTTCTTGGACGTCACGTACCGCGCCTCATTGGCCTCAAAGTCAAGCTGCTCTTTGCTGTAGCGTGCACGGTCTTCCGCTTCGATTTGCTTCAAGATGCCAAACATGGGCCTGCTGCCTGGCGACTTCTTGTCAGCGGGCTCACCGATCGTCATGATCCAGATGACCGGTGGCACCTTGAACCCCGGCATCAGCTCAAGGCGGGTGCGTGCATCGATGGCACCGCAGACAGCGGCCAAGCCAGAGAACAAGGGCACCAGTGGGTCACAGCCCACCGAGTCGCCGATCTCATTGGCCCGGGTGTGCAGGATCTTTGGGAACAGTGTGATGTCAAGGTCTGGTGGCGAAGGGCGCAGCGTCGCTGTGAGCTTGACTGGGTTGACCGGTGCCTGCGAGACGGCTTTGAACAACTCGGTCACATCAGGTGCAGGGCGGCTCCACCCGGCTTTGCGGGCATAGTGGAACAAGGTGCCCAAGGTGACCGCTGTGGCTTTGTCTGTCTTGAAGCTGGCCCACTGAGTCAGTATCTGACGATCCCCGGGGTATTTGGCCGAGGGCATGCTCCACTCGTTCCACAGCGCCAGCGCTTGGTCCACCTGACCTGTCTGCGAGCCCGCCCAGTGCAGCGCCATGCCGCAGTTGACCCACTCCTCGCGGGAGCAGTCAGGGCTGATGGTCTCAAGGGCCGAGCGAATCTCTTCCCAGCTGGCGTCAACGCCCTCACCGGTGCCCAGCACCCTGACGCGGTCTTGCGTGAGCATGGACTGCCACAGATCGAACAAGCCCGAGGGCAGCTCTGGCAGTCGTGACCAGTGGCCACGACCTGCCCATCGATAGGGCATGTTGGTTGATGGGTGGATGCTCGGTGGCAAGACATCTTGCACCGTGAGACCGTTGGCCGTGGCGCAGCGCAGCTCGTATGCCGTGATGCCTTGGCTGATGATCTTTTTGGATGGCAGGGCCATGCCCAAGGGCATCTTGTACAGCAGCTTGCCGTGACCAGCCCTGCCCGAGTCGACAACGACAGCATCTGGCGCATCATACAACGCCTGCAAATCGATGTTGTGCTCGGCAAGCAGCGCTGTGGTGGCTTCCCAGTTGTCAATGTCCAAAGCCATGGTGCCGCTGTAGGCGTGGGCCAAACCAATACCGTGGCCAGTTGGCAGCTCACTTTGGTTCTTGATGGCGTTGTGGCGCTGGTTCCAGCCCACTGCACGTGGACCCTTGGTGCCAGCTGGGATGGGCACAAGTGACCAGCCATGGCGAATATAGGCATCAACAGATGCAGGATGTTGTTGAAATTGTGGAAGAGCTGTCATAAAATGTCCATGACCGGGGGTGTAGCAGCAACCGGTTTTGCCATCAGGGTTTCTCCTTTTAGCCTCGGGTCCGCAAGACCCGGGGCTTTCTTTTTTGAAATATTTTTACGTTTCATGTTGCACAGTGTAATCGATCTGTGATACGATCACAACCATCAAACGGAAATATTTCATGTCCATCAAATCCAAATCCAAGTTTTTGGTTGTCCGGGTCACACCCGACGACCACAAGAAATTTCACTGCAAGATCAAGAAGTACGGGCAACCGTCAGAGATCTTGCGTGAAATCATCCAAGCGTTCCTCGAAGACCGTTTGGCAATTCAACCACCTGTAAATCCCAAGGAAACCCTGTATGTCACTCGAAACTAAAATTGAAGCTCTGACCCAAGCCGTAATTGCACTGACTGCCAAACTTGAGTCGAGCAATGTAGCACCCGCTGCACCTGTTGCACCAGCACCCGCCCCTGTGGTACAAGCCGCTCCCGCACCTGTGGCTGCTGCCCCAGCGATGCCAGCGCCCCCTGCTTTTACCGCCCCAGTTGTTGCAGCACCTGCGCCAGTGGCAGCACCTGCACCATCGGCTGCGCCCTTCTCTGACGCCAACGGCATGATGCAGTACGTCATGGGCGCATACAAGGCTCTCGGCCCACAAAAAGGTGCCATGATCCAAGGCGTCTTGACTGGTCTGGGTTACCAAAACATTAACGACGTGAAGCCCGAGCACTACGGTGCTTTGTTCACTGGTGTGGAAGCACTCAAGTGAACACAAGACCGTTACCCAGTTGGCACCCACTCGCTGAATGCGCGCAAGACATGACCCTGCGTGACTACTTTGCGGCCAAGGCGATGCAGTCATTGATCCGTACAGCGCCACATGGAACGCCTTTTGGCGAGGGCAATGAAACCACCAATCTGACCTACGCTTTTGCCTCTTACGCAATGGCAGATGCCATGCTGAAAGCGAGGGAAGAATGAGCACCCACGCCCAATTGTCCCCCTCGAAGCGCAACCGTTGGGCCTTGTGCCCCGGTAGCATTCGAGAGGAGGCCAAGTACCCCGAGCAAGACAGCGGCCCTGCTGCTGTTGACGGGACACACTCGCACACGTTGCTTGAGGTTTGCTTAAATCAGTCAATTGGTAACGCAGATCATTTCATTGGTGAAAAGATGAACGATCACGAGGGTGAGTTTATCGTTGACGCTCACCGTGCAGCTCGTGTGCAGACCGCCCTTGAATACATCAAAAGTCGAGTGGCCGAGGAGTCCACACCGTTTCTGATCCCCAAAGTGATCAGCGAGACTCGTGTTGACCCCGCGCACCTGCTCGGTCGTGACGACTTGTCTGGCACTGTGGACGTGCAGATTCAAGGGTACGAAACCCTTGAGTTGATCGACTACAAAGACGGTATGGGAATCGTTAGCGCCGAAGGCAACTTGCAGCTTGAACAGTATGCCTATGGTGTATTGGCTGGCTACAAGTTGCCCGTTAACGGTGACTACCCGTTCAAGACTGTTCGCATGACGATTATTCAACCCAAGCTGGCCCTGCGTGGCATGGCACCCATCACATCGCATGATGTGTCGGTGCATGACCTGCTGGCAAACATGGGTACAATCATCTCGCAAGCTGCTGCAACTGACAAACCAGATGCACCGCTTGTACCGGGTGAAAGTCAATGTAAATTCTGCCGTGCAAAGGGTTCATGCTCTGCGCTGGCAAACAATGTAATGAAAGAGGTAGGAATCATGTTCCAGCCAGTTGTAACGCAAACACTCGATGTCGCACAGCAAAGTGCCGATAAAGACCCGTCCACGATGGACGATGCCCAGATCGCTCAGATCATGGAAGCTGCTCCCCTGATGCGTCAGTTGCTCGAAGGTGTCGAAGCTGAAGCACTGCGCCGCCTGCAAGCTGGTCAGACCATCCCCGGCATCAAGCTGGTCAATGGTCGTGGCTCTCGTGCATGGGCGTTGCCCGAAGCCGAGATGGCCGAGAAGCTCGTGAAAATGGGCATCCCCAAGACCGCAGTCTATGAGACCAAACTCGTGTCTCCCGCCAAAGCTGAGAAGCTGACATGGGAGAAGAAAGACGGCACCAAGGTCACCCTGACCGATCGCCAACTCAAGCGCATGGAGCAAGAGTACGTGGTCAAGATGGCTGGCAAGCTCACCGTGGTTCCCGAATCTGACAGCCGCCCCGCTGTCATCACCAATGCTGCGCCGCTGTTCAGCGCAGTAGAGGCAGCACCCGCTGCCGAATCCTTGCCCTCGTGGCTTTCTTAAACTGGAGTAAATGTAATGTCTGAAATCATCTTTTTGTCAAATGTCCGATTGTCTTTCCCACACCTGGCTGAACCACAAAAGCAGGTAAATGAAGCCACGGGTGCCACTCGCATCAGCTACAACGCTGAGTTCATCATGCAGCAGGACCACGCTGGTTTTCAGCAGTTCATGCAGCGCTACGGTGCCATGGCACTGGAGAAGTGGAAAGAGCACGCACAGACCGTCATGGGCATGATCCAAAACGATCGCAAGACCCGCTGCTACGGCGTGGGCACTGAGAAGGTCAACAAGAAGACCTTTAAGCCCTATGACGGCTACGGCGACGCAGGTGCTGTGTTTATCACTGCTGGCCGCGACAGCGCCCCTCAAATGATCCAAGCCGACGGCTCACCTGTTGATCCCGCCAACTCGATGGCTTACCAGCAGCTGGCCCGCAAGATGTACGGTGGTTGCCGAGTCAACGCTGCAGTCAAGCCTTGGATTCAAGACAACAAGCATGGCCGTGGCATCCGCTGCGATTTGATCGCTGTCCAGTTTGCTGGCGATGATGCACCCTTCGGTGAAGGTGCTGTTGACGCGTCGAACCTGTTTGGTGCGGTTACAGGTAGCGGTGGCTTTGCTGCTGCCCCTGTTGCTATGCCCGCAGCACCGTTTGGCCTGCCACCGTTCATGACAGGGCAGTAATTGAATCGGGGCTGAAAGCGGATGCTGTGGCAGCGATTAGCGATCTAGCCACAGACGCAGCGAGTAGGCCCCACCTTGTAAGGGGTAATGGTAATGACAAAAGGTTTTAAGCACGGGTTGAGATACACCCCTGAGTATGCAGCATGGATCAACATGCGACAGCGTTGCAACAATCCCAGTGACTACAACGCCACGTATTACGAACACCTTACCATTTGTAATGAGTGGGATGACCCCACTCGATTTGTTGCAGACATGGGGCTGCGACCAAGCGCGAAGCATCAACTTGATCGGCGCGACAACACCAAGGGTTACTCGAAAGAGAACTGCCGTTGGGTTGAAAAGAAACCACAAATGCAAAACACGCGACTTAGCAAATGGTGGGTCATTGATGGCACACGTTACGCCAGTCTGAGTGAGACCGCTGCTGCGGTAGGCGTTACCGCCAATCGTGTCAAAGCATGGTGCGAAGGGCGCACTGATGGTGGTTACACATACCCTCCGAAACCAAATTGTTGGTCGGAGAAAAAGTATGACTAATGATTGGATTTATGACGCAGAAACATTTCCAAATGTGTTTACACTCGCATTTGAACACGCTGATGCACCAATCAAACTTATGTTTGAAATCAGCGACAAACGCAACGACTCCAAAGAAATCATTGAGTTTTTACGCTATCTCGCGGATACGCGTGCCCGCATGGTCGGGTTCAACAACTTGGGGTTCGACTACCCCGTCCTGCATACGCTGATGCGCATGGGTGCCTCTGATGCGGGTACCCTTTACCAAAAGGCAATGGCCATCATCAACTCGCAAGACGGTGACGAGAGTCGATGGATGCACCAGGTTAAGCCGACAGACAGATACGTTGAGCAGGTCGACTTGTTCAAGATTCATCACTTTGACAACAAGGCTCGCGCCACCAGTTTGAAGGTGCTCGAGTTCAACATGCGCTCCGACAGCATCGAAGACTTGCCGTTCCCCGTGGGCACCACGCTGAACGCTGAACAGATCGAGGTGCTCAAGCGCTACAACGCGCACGATGTGGCGCAGACCAAGGTGTTCTACCAGCACACCATCGACATGATTGCCTTCCGCGAGAAGATGTGCGCCATGTACCCCGGCAAGGACTGGCTCAACTTCAACGACACCAAGATCGGCAAAGAATTTTTTTCGCTCAAGCTCGAGGAAGCCGGTGTGTCACTGTACGACTTCGGACCCGCTGGCCGAGTGCCACGGCAAACCAAGCGCCCAGTGATCCATCTGAAAGAAGCCATCTTGCCGTGGATCGCGTTTGAGAATGCCGAGTTGACCCGAGTTCTCAACTGGCTCAAAGACCAAACGATCACCGAGACCAAGGGCGTGTTTGAAGATGTCATCGCCCGGGTCAATGGGTTTGACTTTGTCTTTGGTCTTGGTGGTATCCACGGCTCGGTGGAGTCTGAGGTGATCGAGTCCGATGACGAGTTTGTCATTGTTGACCTTGACGTTGCCTCGTACTACCCGAACCTGGCAATCGCCAACGGCTTTTACCCTGCTCACTTGGGCAAGTCGTTTTGCCACATCTACAAGAACCTGTACGAGCAGCGCAAGTCGTACCCCAAGAAGTCTGCTGAGAGCGCCATGCTTAAGCTGGCACTCAACGGCGTCTACGGTGACAGCAACAACCAGTTCTCTGTGTTCTACGACCCGCTGTACACCATGACGATCACGCTCAACGGTCAACTGCTGCTGTGCGTGTTGGCCGAGGGGCTGATGCACATCGACGGCCTGAAACTGATCCAAGTGAACACCGACGGCCTGACGGTGCGGGTGCCACGGGCCAACAAGTGGCTGTTGGATGCGGCTCGGGCAGCATGGGAGTCGCGCACCGGGCTGCAGCTGGATGAGGCGGTTTACACCTCGATGATGATCCGCGATGTCAACAGCTACATCGCTGTCAATGTGAACGGCTCAGTCAAGCGCAAGGGTGCCTACGAGTGGAACCTTGGGTGGGAAAAGAACCACGGTGGCTTGGTGATTGCCAAGGTGGCCGAGAAGGTGTTGGTCGAGGGTGCACCCATCCGTGAGACCATTGAAAACTGGCCCGACATTATGGACTTCATGCTGCGCACCAAGGTGCCCCGGTCAAGCCACTTGGCCATCGAGTACCCGGGTCAGCAGCCACAGAAGATCCAAAACACAACGCGCTACTACATCGCTCAAGGCGGTGGCCATTTGTTCAAGTGGATGCCACCGCTTGCCAAGAAGCCCGGTGAGTGGCGCAAGATAGGTGTCGAGTCTGGCTGGGGTGTGCAGGTCTGCAACGACATCAAGGATGCTGGCAAGCTGCCAGTCGATTTTGACTATTACGTGAGAGAAGTGGAGAAACTATGTCTGAGTCTAGCCTGAACAAACAAGTGGCGGGAACCCACTACAAAGATTTACCGATCCAGCCAGTCGAATACATCTACGCCAACGCGATTGGTTATTTTGAGGGTAACGTGATCAAGTACGTTTCCCGCTGGCGCAAGAAAAACGGCCTTGCTGATCTCGAGAAGGCCAAACATTACATCGAATTGTTGATTGACTTGGAGACGCGAAATGCTGGAAAAACAGATTGAAGCAAAAGTCTGCGAATACGCCAAGTCAAAGAACGTGCTGGCGTACAAGTTCACAAGCCCCGCTCGCGCCGCTGTGCCTGATCGCATGTTCATCCGCGCCGACGGCTTAGTGTTCTTTTGCGAGTTTAAGCGCGGTGGCCAAAAACCAACTGAAGCGCAGGAGCGTGAACACAACCGGCTGCGCGGCCACAAGGTGCCCGTGTTTGTTGTGGACAACGTGGAGCACGGTAAAGCAATGATCGACATGATGGTGATGGGATGCTGACACCTGACCTGCTCCACGGCTACCAGCAAAAGGCTGTCAACTTCCAATGCACCCACCCAGAATCGATGCTGTGGCTGGACATGGGATTGGGTAAAACCGTCATCACACTGACAAGCATTGCCCACTTGATCCGCAGCCAGTTTCTCAAGGGCGTCATCATCGTGGCCCCGATTCGGGTCATCCGTCTGGTGTGGCGACAAGAGGCTGTGAAGTGGGAGCACACCAAGCACCTGCGGTTCAGCATGATCACGGGCACCAAGGACCAGCGCACCCGCGCTTTACTGCGCCCTGCTGATGTCTACATGATCAACTACGAGAACCTTGGTTGGCTTTCGGAAACCTTACAGACCTACTTTGTCAAGAAGGACAAGCCCATGCCCTTCAACGGGATCATCTGGGACGAGATCAGCAAGATGAAAAACAGCGCCACGAACCGGGTCAAGGCGTTTCGCAAGATCGCTGACAAGTTCGACTGGGCAACAGGCTTGACAGGCACCCCGGCCAGCAATGGCTACAAGGACCTGCACGGCCAGTTCCTTGTGGTGGACAAGGGTCAACGATTGGGCACCAGCAAAACAGCGTTCCGCACCCGGTTTTACCGCAAGGCAGGTCCGTACAAAGAGGTGCCCTACGACGACACCGAGAGCACGATTAAAAACCTGATCGGTGACATCACGCTGGAGATGTCAGCAGAGGACTACAACCCGCTGCCGGACCTGATGGTCAACGACATCGAGATCGAGATGCCCGATGATCTCAGGGCCAAGTACGACAAGATGGAAAAAGAGTTCTTCTTGGTGCTCGACAGCGGCAAAGAGGTCGAGGCGTTTAACCAAGCATCGCTGACCAACAAGTGCCTCCAGTTCTCCAACGGTGCCATGTACCCGGTGGCCGGGATGCCGCTGTGGGAGCCCGTGCATGACCTGAAGCTCGAAGCCCTTGAGGAGATCCTCGACGAAGCCCAAGGCTCGCCTGTGCTGTGTGCCTATGCTTACCGCTCAGACGCTGCACGGATCATGGAGAAGTTCAAACACCTTGACCCAATCAACCTGACCGAGTGTAAGAGCGAGGTGTCTCTCACAAACGCCATGCGTCGGTGGAAGACAGGTGACTGCGCCCTGATGATCGGCCACCCGGCATCGATGGGTCACGGTATTGACGGCTTGCAGAAAAACGGCCACATTCTCGTCTGGTACGGCCTCAACTGGTCGCTTGATCTGTACGAGCAGTTCAACGCCCGTGTGCGCCGTCAGGGTCAAGGGGTGCCGGTGATCTGTCACCGCATCATGTGCCAAGCCACACTTGACCAAGCACAAGCGCTGGCGCTGGACGAAAAGGCCACCACGCAGGCTGGATTGCGCAACGCAATAAAAGAATATCGCATGTCCAAAAATGTGTGATACACTTGTGATACATCAACCACTGGAGTAAATGTAATGAAAGATCTTCGCAAACTTTTTGTCCGTGCAAGCGAGCTGTGGAATTCTGGCGATCCCCGCCTTGATCGACACAACCGCAAAGCATGGGTCCGCTCGGTTTTGCTGCTTGGCGACCGCTGGCTGTTGGCCAAAAACATCGAGAAGATGGAGGTCAACTGATGTGGCCGTTTCCACCAGCAACAGGCCCAGTGCCTTGGACAGCCCAGCAGCAAGCTGAGTACCAGCGCCAGCAGCGCGAGAACGCCGGGGAGGCGCTGCTGTAATGGCTTCAACCAATACGGGCTCCCACGTCATCAAGGTGTGGGAAGCCCTTGAAATATTTGGCCAAATCACGGCACAAGAGTTTGCCGACTATGCCGACATTGGGCGATACGACGCCCACGCTGTACTCAATCGCATGATCAAACGAACCAAGGCTGGCGAGAAGCGACTGCACATTGCCGCATGGACCTATGAGTATGACGATGCTAGGCGTTACCCACGCGCCGTGTACAAGGACGGTGACAAACCCGACAAGCCAAAACCCAAGCCAAACATACAAGAAAACCGCCGCAGAAGCGAAGCCAAGCGCAACAGGTTCATGCGGCAAAACAGTGTGTTTAACCTGGCCATGACCAGAAACAAAATCAGAGAAATCAGGAGATCGCTATGAAGTGCAAGTGCCACCCCAATTCACCGTTTCACTGGAGGGAAACTCCACGTCTGAGCATTTTCGCGCAAGATATTGCCTTCAGACCAAAGAACCAATCTACTGACGAGAGTTTGACGAAAGAGGAAAACTTGATTGCTTACAAGCAGTTCAGCATCACCAATCGCGCTTTCCCCTTGACCAAGCCCACATTGAACAAACACGAGTTATGAGAACGAATGCCACACACTCGGTGCGCTCACTGCTCAGGGCCAACCCTGATGGCATGGATGTCGGCACCATTGCCAACAACCTTCACCGCGAATCACACAATGTGCGCCGCATTCTCAAGACCATGCCGGACGCCTACATCGACAGGTGGACACACTACGGGGGCACGGGGATGCCCAGCGCCATTTGGTGTGTAGTTGTGCCCCCGGATCACTGCCCCAGGCCAGACGCCAAAAGGCGAGTGAAGGGTTAATCGTCAGTAGCGTCGCTAAGGAACAGTGCTCGCTCGGCCTCGCGCCGCTTGACGAGTCCGGGTAGCACTTTTCCACCGCCCTTTGTCCAAGCCATAAAGGCATCAGCAGCACCCTCCCAATCACCACGGTTGGCTTTCATGCGGATGGTCGAGCGCTGCAGGTTGCCCAGCCCGAAGTTGAAACTTATAGAGACAAGAGCGTCAAAAGCGCCTTGCCTGCCAGCAACGCCGGGAACAAGTCGTAGAACACCACGTTCAAAAGACGCGACGTCATCAGCGAATAGTTTTTCGATTTCTTCTTTGCTCCAGACACGGCTGTCCTCCGGTTTAAGCGGCATCTCTTTGCGGATCATGGGGATTTGTTTACCCTCAACCCGCACCATCGGCAGTTTGATCTGCTCTTGATACAGCACATGGCCGTATCCGATCGTCCAGATGTGCGCGGGGCAAAGGTACGGCTTGTTTCTGCACCCCTCAAAGCGGTGCATCAAATCTGCGCCAGCTTTGGAGAGTTTCATTTCTTAGACCAGTTGCGTGAACCGAACCAGAAACCGATGATGCCGCCCAGCATAGACATTTCGTCGGGGCTAAAAATAATGTCGCTGAACCGCACCAAGTCGTCGAGGCTGTTAATCAGCTTCTCGTTGTACCAGACATACCAAGCCAGCCATGCGTTGATCAGGGTGAGCTCAATCACAAAAATGTAGGTGATGGTTGGGCGCACGGTGCCGATGTAGTTGGCCACCCATGTGGATGCCTTGGCAAGGACAGCCTTGTCGTGCTCTTGGGCACCCTTGGTCATCTCAGCCTCTGCCTCAGCCATCTGCGCGTTGGTCTGCATTGCCACCTGCTCGGTGCGGATTTCTTCGATCTTGGCTTGAGCGGCAAAACCAGCAGCAGCCAGCGCCAGCTCGCGCTCGGTCTGCACTTGGGCCAGCGCCAACTCGTGCTTTTGATCGGCTTTATTCTGGAAGTATTCCAGCAGTTTGGGCAAGCCGGAGATCAGCAAGCCACCGAGTGTTGAAATTAAAGAAAGCATTTCATTCCCCCAAAGATAAACTAGATTTTAAAAACTCAATGATGGACTGGGAATCCTCAACCGGCAAGACATAGAGGATGTCCAGCAAGTGGTGAGCGATGATGGCTCCACAGCAGAACTGGAGAAACCTGTCAAACCCAAGTTTCCAATCTGTGCCAACGTCAAACCACTTGAGAAGTTTCCACACATCTCAACACCCGTACTTGCGACAGAAAGAGAACAACTCCCAACCACCCCACATCAGGATGACGAAGATCACAACAGACAGGATAACGG